GCCGTTATCGTTGACGATATGCGAGAGCGGCCATAGGCGTCCCTCGCCCGTAGATGCGTCAGTCTTCGCTACGCCGCAGTCGTGGCAATAAAACCATTTCTGCTCCGAGTCTCCGCGCCTCGGAGGTATGAATCTCCGCATCTCGAATCATCCGACGTAAATAATTAAACTTGAGCTGGTCGATAAGAAATCAAGTGCCAGATTCGGGAAAACAAATCCCGGCGCGTCGAAATGGAACCACATCGTCGAATGCGTATTGGCGGCTGTCGGCTGAAGTCCCGTGAAAGCCGTATAGGTCGGGTAGCAATCCCAGTTCCCAACCTTTAGGGCCTCGACTGTAAACGGCGCACCCCAAGTAACAAACGCCGTGTCGTTCCCGGCGGTCTGAATGAGTCCATACTTTCCCCCATCAGACCCAGAGGTATAAAGGCATTTGACAACATTCCCATCTAGCCAAGTGCTCGGGAAGACGCTTGTCGTGGCCGTCACCGTGTCGTCGGTGGATTCCGCAATCGAGTAAGTGATGTTCCTGGCCCGAAGCGTTGTGCTATCTTCGTTCCACCACTTCAGGGTAAATGTGTTGGACACGGCGGCGGGGTGGAAAGCAATCGCCTTCACCAATACGGGCTTCGGATAAATAATCCCCAACGAATCGCAATTCCAAATATTCCTAGTGAGTACGTTACTCATTCATTCCTCCTGGCGCAGAGAGGGCGGGAAGGCCCGCCCACGCGCCTAGTTAGCTTTCGGGGCGTCCTCTCCATCCTTGAGCGCCTTCAGCCCCGTGTACTCGCCATCGAGCCTCAACTGCTCCTGGGTAATTTCGGTCAACTTTTTGTCGATGGTGCCCCGCTGTTTGATGAGAGTATCTTTTCTACCCTCCAACTCGCGGAACTTCCCCTCGATTTCAATCATCCGTTCACCCAGTTTCACTTGAATACTGTCTGACATAAACTTGACCTCCGATAGATTAGAAATATGAGAAAGGGGCGAGTGACTTCGCCCCCTTCTCTTTGACATCAAAAATCAACTCGTAGCTACCGTTCTCCATCCGCCCTGATAGATATAAAGCGTATTGCCCTTGATGCACATATACCCAGTGCTGTGTCCGCCAGCGCCAGTCGGGGCAGTCGCCCTCCACGGAATTTTGAGTCCAACGCCCGTCGAAGCGGCCTTCGCACAAACGATATTGGCCGTGCCAACGGTTGTCAGAACTCCACCCGCAGAAACCGAAAGATAGTTGGTCGTCCCGCCGTCACCCATCGTGAGAAGCGCTGTGATCGTGAAGTCGATATTGGTGCCATCCGAGGCGATGGTGCCGTCGGCGGAAGCCGTGCCGAACGCGAGAATGGAACTGTCATTGAAGACGAAACTGGAAGCCGAGGCATCCCAAAGCGCATCCGTGGCCGCGCCATCGAACTGAACATCCATTGTGGTCGTATGACCAAAGTTCAGAACGTCGTTGGTTGTACCAGCATCCCAATAGATGTGCGTTGCGGCATAAGCAATCGTGCCGACTGATGTGGAACCGTAAGTGAATCCGATTGTGACATCATCGAATACGCAGGAATGCGCGGCGGCATCAAACGTGACGGTCGAACCAGACGCATGACTCTGCCAGCAAAGGTCCAAGCCGTTTGTCGTGACGGCAGACCCAATGGTGAACTTGGCCGAGCCGTGGTCCGTAGCCGAAAGAAGCAGCCCATCAGAGGCCGCATCAAGGAGGTAATCGACGTTCGTCTGGTCGAAGATGATGGCGTTGTCAACGAACACCAGAGCGCCATCCGTGCTCCCATTCTGGTCGTACAGCATATAGGTGCTAGCGGCCTCGCCGAAGAACTTAGTGTCGATTCCCTTGTCGTCGGCTCCGATTGTGATGACGCCTGTTCCACTGGCAACCTGCGTGATAGCCAAAATGTCCGTCGCCGTGATATAAGCGATGTTGATGTCGCCAGCGGTTCCAGAAGCGCCCGTCCCCATCTTGAGGTTTGCGCCGTCAAGGATAACGAGCGAATCAGCCGAACCGTCCCAATAGACATCCTGACCGGCATCGTTGCCGTGCAAAACGAGATCGGACGGATGGGCCGAGCCGAAGTTGAAGACGCTATTGGCCGCCTTGAAGTCCAGATGGCAGTCCGTGGCGTCCCAGGCCAGGGTGACATCACACGCCCCGGCAGCACCAGTGCCGATACCGAGTATGGCGTTGTCGAGGAACGCGAGGGTGTTTACTGATGTGTCATATAGAACGTCGTAGCCGCTTGTGGCTCCATAGAACCCGACATCGTAGCCGCCGCTTGACCCAGTTGCGCCGAAGTAGACATTACCCGTAACGGTGACAGCGCCAGCAACCGAACCATCCAAGAGAGCCGTCGAGTTAAAGTACAGGTATTCGGAATAGGTCCGAAGCCAATAAGCCGAGGACGAACCGAGGTCATCGGTGAGGGTCGTATCGCTCTTGAGTGTCGTGTTGCAAGCGGTCGCGTTAAGATTGTCGAGAGTTTGGCTGGCATATGAGCCAGTGGCCGCGCCGATAACTGACCCGTTGGCGTCCTCGTCCGTCGGAAGAGTCGAGGAGTATCGAAGTTGGTTGCTCGAATCGGCCCACAAGAAAACATTAGTATGGGCCGCAGCAGAAGAACTCGACTCGAAAACAATAATACCGGGGTCATCCCCGGTCGGCCCGGCGGGAATGCCAAACCTCATCTGTTTGGCGCTATTCCTCGGACCCAAAACCATGTTTGCATTTGCAGATGTTAAACCCATTTGTTAATTTCCCCTTCTCACACCCACCTCCACCCGGAGAAGGTAAGGAGGGCGAGGGCCGTTTCCGACCCCCGCCGTCCTGAGTGAGTCATTTAAATTTAGTAACCTATCCAGGCCATTCGGCCGTCCCCAAACCCCCAGCTGAACGCCTGCAACGAGGTAACAACTTTGTCCCGGCTATTGTCGGGAGCGTCCTTGACTTCAGCATCCGGCTCGGAAAGCGTGAAGCAGTTGACGTCGTACTTGGGATGGTCTTTGGCAAGCAGACCCCAAGAGGTCGTGCCTGTCAGGTAGTGGTAGTTGACGGGCTTGTACAGGCCCTCGTAACGGTTGTCCGTGTTGGACAGTTCGTGGGGCTTGCCCTTGCTGTTCAGAATTTCCCAAGCGGTCGTTTCAAGATAGGGGCAGAAATAGAACACGCTCGGTTTGGCAAAGAAACGATTGCCCTGGTCGTCCTTGAGCGTGTCGAAGTAATACTTGCCAGACTCAAGCCCCGTCACCGACAGCGCCACGCTGCCGTAGTTGCTGTAGGTAACGCTAGTGTCGTAGAGGCAAGTATGCGAAGCGTAGGCAAAGACCTGGCTATCATAGCCAGTATAAGTGGAAGTGGTCGGAGCGTTAAACAGTTTCGCCAACTCCGCTTCCTTGAGTTCGCGCTGATTCATCTTCATCGCCTTCGTGAACTTCTTGACCAAATCCCACTTGTTCGTCTTGCCGAACAGCCAAGAAACGCGGAAGCCGAGGCCGTATTGAGCGACCGTGTAATCCTTCGTCTGGCCGAACTTCGGCGAGTAGATCGGGATTTCCTGGCCCTCAACAATCGAATGCCCACGGCCCATCGCAGCAAAGCGCATCGTGCGCTCGTAGAGGTCGCCGGTCCCCTCCATGAGATAGAAGTTCTCGGCTTCTACGACGGCCTCACGGTCCGTGCTGTCGAATGTCTTTTTAACAAGCGTCTTAAATACGTCAAGGTTAGTACTAGTGTCCCAGCCAGTGTTTAGAATAGACATTTTTCATATCTCCTTTAGATCGCAATCCCGATTTCTGACTGGAGCATTTCGTGGCAGAACTTGCAGATCGCCCTCGGCGTGGTCGTGCCGATGGGGTCAACGTAACCGACAATGATTGTGGCCCCCGCACCGGAAGTCATCGTGTGCGCTCCCTTGGTGAAGGTGGTCGTCTGGAAAGCCCCGAGAATCGCTGTGGCGGCTGTTTCCGCAGCCTTCCTAACGAAGAGTGACCCGTCCGACGAAATGATGTCAACGGGAACGGGTGTCGTTGTGCTGGCGGGCGCATCCGCCATGGCAATGCCGAGAATCCCGGCGTTGTTGGCAGCGGCTCCGTCAGTTGCAATAACCAGCGTCCCAGCCGTATCAAGCCGGACCAAATCGCCCCGGCTAAAGGCTTGACCCGCGCTGGTACATAGATAATTCAGGATGCACGGTTTGCCCGTGATCCTCTGTACTGAAGCCATTTATATCCTCCGTAAAGTTCGTAATCCTATCCCTGGACAGGGAAACCGACGGAGGACGTTAAAAAGCGGCTAAATGCCGAGCAAATCTTTGAGTTTCGACTCGTCAATATCCATCCCGAATGACTTGGCCTCTCCCAGAAACGCCGACTTCCTCATCTCCGGCCCGCGTTCACTCTCGTCTATCTCGCGTTTCCGTTTCTTCAAATAGTTTTCCAGTTTCGTCTTCATCAGCACGGCGTCGCCGAGGACATACTTGCCATCGGCATCCGGCGTGATGGACTGCGGCCAATACGGGTCATTCACGGTGACGTATGTATATCCCCAAAGCATTTTCCATCTTTCGGCTTCGCGGTTAGGCGGATTCGTGTACGGAGTCACTGGTGCCCAAGCGAATTGATACGGCGGTCGCGCCGCAGTCGTCCCACGGTAGTCGATGTATTTTATGTTGTTGAATACATACTGACCGCGCCTGGGGTCGCTCTTTTCCTTGTCCCACTTGCTCTGACTCAAATCTATGATCGGATGTTCCTGAACGTACATCTGCTTATCTCCGTTTCTTCCGCTCTTCTTTGACGCCCTTTAATACGTCCGATTCCGGCATTCCCCATCCCTTAATCATGTCCCTGGCTGATTCATCTAAATTGATGTTATCTTCTGAATCAACCGCCCTTGCTCCGGCGGGGGTTTCGGTTGGTGTCGGCGACATGGGGTTCACTTGACTTCCGAGTTTGAATCCGCGCTTCTGTCCGAGCGCGACCCACGCCATCGTCTTCCACATCTCTGGGTCGGCGACAACGCGGGGATCAACCGTCCCTGTCCTGATTCCCTGAACCATGACGGCCTTCACTTGGTCCCCAACTTCGTTGAATAAGCCGGGGTCCGCCTGTCGAGCCGTCTGCTCTGCGAATGACGCCATCCGCACGGACTGGTCAACGGTCATCGCCCTAGCAAACTCGGTTAACTTCCGGTCGAGCCGCGTGTCCACCGTTCGGAGCGGGTTGTCCCAGTCAAACTTGTCCGGTTCGCTAGGTGCGGCCGGGGCTTGCTGAGGCCACGGTTGTCCCGAAGGTGGGGCGGCTGGGCCGAATCCCTGTTGCTGTGAAACCATCTGCCGATACGTCCCGACCTCATTTCTGAGGTCACCTAACTCTTTGCCAAGACGACCAACTTCGTCATCATGGTCACGGAGCATTTTTGCCAACTCCTCTGCAGTTTTCCCGTCATACTTATCGCGGGGCTGGGCGGTAGTCGGCTCTTGTGTCGGGGCCACACCGGGCGCTTTTGCGGTATCCGGCGCGGGTGTCCCTTGGTCTGTCATAAAATTCCCCCTTTATCTGATTACGCGATGTCCGGGCCGCTGATGCGGGTGGCCGTTGTCGCGTTCAATCTCTTGCTCGGGTCTTTGGTCAGCGCGAGCGCCTCAAGCAACCCGCGCAACCGACCCTGTTTGTATCTAAATCCCCCCTCGTCGGTATCCGAAGCCAACGATTTGAGGGCGTTGTCGCAATCCTTGGTCATCTCCTTAACCAGCCAATCGTAGCCATCCGTCCGCATAAACTCATTCAGTTCTGACCCCACCTTCTTCGGGTCGACCCTGCGCTCAGCCATTCGGTCCCCCGCCCATTTGCGGCATCGGCCCAGCCATCCCCGGTGGCGGCATGAACATCGGGCCCTGAACCTGCGGAGGAGCGCCGCCCTGCTCCGGCGGACCAGGTTGCCCCGGTTGAGGAGGCCCGCCTGGACCCGCACCCATCGGCGGCGGGGGAGGGGGCGCTGTCGGATTTGGCAACGGAACCAACAAGTCCTCCGGCTCCCACTCTCCGAAGTCCCTGATCGCCTGACCAATGACTTTCTCGCTGGCCTTCGCCGCGCCCATCAGGAATTCCTTGAACGCGGGCGGAACCTGCGGAGAAACCATCGCCTGCGCCATCCCCGCCAGTTTCGTGTAGTAGTCGCTCAAAAGTTGATAACTCGCCAGCGCAATCTCGCGCCGCGCCTCGGTGTTCAGCATCTCGCTCGATGCGACCAAATCGACCTTCAGCCCATCCCATAGATATTCGAGCGGAAATTCGATTGTTTTGCTCTCCAGCCCAGCCTCGCCCTTCTTGTAGTATGTATATTGGGGTTGATACTGCGCCCACATCTCCATGGCCAGCTTCCCGATCTGGGCGATTGAATCGCGGTACGAATCTATCTCCGATTTGCGCTTTTTGTTGGTTTCTTGGATGAGCGCGATTGTTTCCTTGGCTACCGGTCTTTCCGTGACGCTCTGCCCCAAGTTTGCTGGCCCGACACCGGCCACCTGTTGCATATAACTGATAATCTGCTGTTCCTCGGTGAACGATTCCGGGTACGCGCCCCCAGAAAAGTCCAGTACGCTCACGACTTCCTTGGGTATCCCGCTAGTCGTGTAGACCATTCCTGGCGCAAACTTGAAATTGTCTATCTGCGTCCCTTCCTGAATGACGAAAATCGGTCCGTTCAGGAGCGTGGCCCTATCGCGCCGCTGGTTATGGATGGCATCCACCTCCAGCTGGCTCTTTTCCAGCGCCTCGACCAGTCCGCGACCGTCAAACTGGAACTCTGTCGGGTTGTAGAGAAACGGCACAAATGGCCTGAAGCCAATGAAAAATGGGTTGTAAATCGCCCTCAGAATCGTCCGGCTCGACCTATGGAACGTGACAACGATGTCGTCCTCCTCGCCATCCTCATCTACGTCATATTTCAGCCAGATTTCCCAAATCTCAAACTTGCTTTTCTCGTCCTCGACCATCCGTTTGAAGGCATCCTCGGCCCTATCCTTCTTGGTCTTGTCTGGCGCGTCGCCTGCAGTCAGTTTTTCCTTTACCGCTTTGTCGTAAAACCCCGTCTTGACCCTGGAATCAATCTGCGGACGCCTCAAGTACGTCCTGAACCCGCACAAGAATGCATCCTCGACGGTCATGGCATCGCTCGAAATGACCCAATCTTCACGACTAATCGGGATTACGTCCGGCCCGTCATAGGTCGTGATCTTGTCTTTTCGCCCCAACTGCTTATTCGGCAACCTGAACGACCCCTCTGGCCGCACACTCGCCTCTGTCTCGTCAGAATAGCGATACGCCGTCCGTTTCTTCCGAACCCAATCAACCTTGACGATTCCCGTTCCCGTCTTGACGCTCTGCAAAATGACCGGGAACAACTTGGCCTTTAGCCCCACAATGTCCTTCTGCCACCACTCCAGGCCATCTTCCAGGTCCGGCGTAAGGCTCTTGAACGGCTCCTTCTGCGCCTTGATTATAAAAACCTTCTTCTGGCCCCAAATGGCGTCCACGTTCCTTACCGTGACGTTATCTACCAGCGAAGGGATGATCGGGGGTGCGAAATTAGCCGCTTTCACGAACGGATAATTTTTGGCGGGGCGATGACCCATATACATATGGTTCCATTCGCTAATCTTGTCAATACGGTCCTGCTGGGCCTCTATTTCATCCGACAGCCACCTGCCCAGGTCTCCCCCCAATTTCTCCCTGAGTTTCAGGCCGCCGTCCATCACCCGGTCCAAGTTGATGGGAAGTGCCCCGAGAAAGCCCTCCTCGTCGTGCTTGGACTCCCCCGGCTCCAGCGGAGTCGTATTTTTATCGGTTTTACCCGTATCCAGGGTCGCCGCCCCGTCAATAGCCTTCTTTTTAGCCA